ACCAACAAGGTCTACTGCCTGGACTGTATTGACAAGGTTGACCCCGTTCTTGAGCGGAAGACTATAGCCGAGCGCAGGCGCCGCGAGAAAGAAGTCGCTGATCTTCTAGGGGATGAGTCCGAGCGTCTCCAGGTTATTGAGGTTATCTGTGCCGCACAGGAGAAACTGGGCTATCGGAAACCCACAAAGATAATCAAGCCCTTCAAGGGAAGGAAGTTCCCCGACGAACATGCCGAATTACTGGCCTCCGACTGGCATGTCGGAGAGTTGGTACGAAAGGAAGAAACCGCCGGGCTCGCGGAGTATAACTTTGATATCTTCTGCAAACGCCTGGACGTTCTGGCGAAGTCGATCTACGAGATAATCGACATTCAATCTAAGTCTTACAACGTGCCGGTTTTAGACCTGTGGTTTCTCGGGGATATTATCAGTGGGGAGAATGTCTACCCGGGGCAACATGCCTACATCGACCTCTACACCGCGGACCAGCTTGTTTTAGCCAAGGAAAAGGCGGCTGAGTTTCTGGTCAACCTCCGAGACGTCTTCGAGCGTATTGTAGTTCGCGGGGTGATCGGCAACCACGGACCCATCAGTAGAGAAGGTGGCCGGCCGGCCGGACCCACCTGGAACAACTTTGACTGGCTCTTCTACCACATGCTCAAAGACCGCCTCCAGAACTACCCTGAGATCGAGTTTAAGATACCCCGCTCACCGTTCATGGTAGACAAAGTCTTAGGTTGGTCCTTCCTTGCGCAACACGGCGAGAAGGTGAGAATGTATCAGGGGCAAACCCCCTGGTACGGTTTAGATCGTGACGTCGCTCGGATGCGTGATATGCTCCACAGCATCGAGGAGGATTTCTACTATGCCCTCTACGCACACTTCCACACTCAGGAGCAGGCGGAGCTCACGGCCGGGGAAAGGATCGTGAACGGCTCGATAGTGGGGGGAAGTCTTTTCGGTATCGGGCTCAGACGCGTCTCTCACCCCTCGCAAAGTTTCTTTGGCCTCTCGAAAAAGAAGGGGATCACCTGGCGGTATAACCTCTACCTCGACTAAAAGTACGCTTTCCTAAAGACCTGGTGGCAGACGTTTATAAAACTACACCTTCCACTTTATGTTTAGGCGTATCTCAGGCTTCAGTTTGCCCGGCTTGACCGTGATCTTATGGATGAATCCCTTCAAGGCTTCGCGCTTCTGGTCCGTATCGAGAATCCCCCACGCTTCTTCCGGCACTTCAACAGGCGGCAACTTCTGGTCGGCGTCCCTCAATTCCTCTTCGCGTTTCGCAGATCCATATTGAGTGGTCAACTGCTCATTCAAGCGGTTGAACTGTTCCCTTGTGATGGTCGTGTCGGTTTTGGAAAACTCATTCCAGAGCTTTTCCTGCTTTCTTCTCACCGCCTCCGCGCGGTTGCTCTTTGACAACCTAACGGGCTTCTGCCTTTCGATGGCCTTCTTGTATCTTTGCCTGTCCAGGTGCTCGAAGAATCTCTTTTCCACATACGGCTCGACAATATGAGTCCTAATCATCACCCCGGTACATTCGCCGGCCCGCCTCATAGCGTTACCGCAATAATAATTAGGCGGGTGGTGATAGAGAGTCGCTCCGCACTTGCCGCATTTCAGCAGTCCGGACAGCAGGTGCCGGCCGCCGGGGTTGTGCTTGTCCCGCGTGATGGTGGCCTGTACTTGTTCCCAAAGTCCACGCTCGATAACCGGCTCTACTGATAGGGATAAGACTTCGCCCTTGAAAACCCTTTCGCCTATGTAAGCCCTGTTAGACAAAATGCCCTTGATCGTAGAGGCTTCGATTCTCCCGCCGTGCTTCCCGTTTACTCCTTCCTTGAAAAGCAGAGCGGCGATCTTCGAGTAACCGTAACCCGACCTTCTGTCCGCGAAAATCCTTCTCACGAGTTCGGCCTCATCTGCGTCGACTTCAAGCCCAGCCGCGCCATAGAAGTAACCGAGGGGCGCGTGACCCCCCGGCCACCTTTCCTCTTTGGCGAGCTGGACATGGACAGCGGCTATTCTTTCTGAAAGCCTGTCCCTCTCGAATTGAGATAGAGCAAGTATGACGTGGAACATCATTTTGCCCGAAGCCGTCGTGGTGTCGATGTCATCGTCTATCGCAACCACGTCCTTGCCGATAGAGTGCAAGTCCTCGATTCTGTTTATCGTCTCGCGCATACTCCTGCCGATACGGGTAAACTCGGTAGCGACTATCACTTCGCAGTTATCTATTTGCTTGATGAGCGCATCCCACCCGGGGCGGTTGAAAGTGGAACCGGGAACGTCAATGTCCTCGAAGGTCTCAAGAAGCAACCAGGACTTGAGTTTGCAGTATTCGGCTATGCGTTGCCTTTGTATCTCAGGGGAAAGCTTTTCTTTCTTCGGGTCATGCGAGACGCGGATATAGCCGTGGGCGGTTTTCATTCAAATGCCGAGGTTTACAGACCCCTCTTGTGTTTCTGTTAAGGACCAGCCCTTGACTTGCAACTTAAGGCCGGTGGCAGTCGGCAATACGTCAAACAAATAGTAACCGTTTATGGTGGCGCCGCCACCCATACCTTGCATGAGCAATTCCTGACCCCAGCTTTCAGGCGCGGCTACGTACTTTCCCGTGGCGGAGGTTGTTTTGTTGCCTTGCGAATCTATAACCGTAAGGTCGGGTGCGGTTTGGGTTTCCTTTGAGACATTCTGCAACGTGACGTGGACCGCGATATACATTCCATTAGGCGGAGAAGAACCTTCACCGAATGCCGGAGCCCTTTCAACGCCCGTCACGGTCCATATCGCGTCGCCGACCTGTATTGGTGCGTTAACCGCAACCTCTTGAGGCGCCGGTATTTTGCTTTCATTACTCGGATTAGTACTCCCACAGGCACTAAGGACGACTGCAACCAGAATTGACGAAATGACAAGCAGGCCAACAACCTTGATATTTGATTTCATGATTTATCCCCCCTCCAATCAGCCAAACAAATTACGCTACAGGCCCCTCTTCCGCCTCCCCGTTGCCGCGCCTCCTCTCTTTTAATTGCTGTTCCTTAATCATGGACCCGATAAGACTCATGACGTGATTAGCGTTATCAGGCCCAACGCCATATTCGATGAGGACCTTCTCTAGGCCCTTTGGAGTCATCGGCTTCTTCTCTACCTTTCTTACCGGCTTGGGATTCTGTACCAGTTCATCAATCGTTATGCCGAAGGCGCGAGATATTTTAACGACCTTATCAATGCCGGGGTTGCTATCCGCTGACATGATGCTCTTGAGCGTCGCATACAAAACTTCAGATTCTTGGTGAAGTTTATAGAGCTTCCAGCCTTTTCTATCCAGTTCCCTTTGGATATCCGCCGCTATACCCATAGTGGGATTGTCCCACAAATGGCTTAATTTTAGGCGAAATTCCAAGGCCTAAATATTTATATAAAAATGCTTGACTTTGGGATTTCAAAGGGGGATAATTGCCTATGGAGGCTGATGGAGAATGATAGCAGGCTTAATGAGCAGTCGGAGACTAGCAGGGGAGCTAATCAAGGCCATAGACATCCTCTCCGATGATTTGGCCCCCGCGCGGAAACCCTATGAATTCACTCAGGCCTACCGCGATCTTTACGTCCTCGTCGGTGATGAAGAGCGTTGGGCTTCCATTTTCGATATCCAACCTGGCAATAAGTCTAATTTCATTCTTCACCACCTTGGCCCATCTCGTGTCAAGTGGCTAAAGCAGTGGAGAGAAGACGAGGTACGGAAGGTCCTAGCCGAATGAGCGACGAGCAGTACGACCTACTAGCGGCGATCATCAGGGGTGCTCAACTGAGGAGGCCCACTGATGAACGACAGAGAGACGAAAAGGCTCAAGCGGATCATAGAAGGCTTGATGACGGTTCAGGTAATAGCGCAGGACCTGGAGAGGCTGTCGCGGCGGCAGCAGGAAACGATGTTGGAAGTGCAGGGATTGTTGCGCGGTGATGACAGGGTAAAGGGGGAATCATGATGGAGGACTATCAGGAATTATCAAGGGTGGAACCGGAGACAATACCGGCAATCGCGGACGATGTTCTTCTTGCCACCGCGGACCAGGTGGAGAAGAGGATTGCCGCGATTCAGAGAATCAAGCAGGCGGCGCTACGAGTTACCCGGTCTACGGATTGGATAGACCAGAACGGCAAGCCCTACTTACAAGTCTCGGGTGCGGAGAAGATCGCCAGGCTCTTCGGGATCTCCTGGAGGATAGACGAACCCGTACTCGAGAAAGAGGATGACGGGCATTTCTCCTATACCTACAAAGGTTACTTCTCCATGGGGCCCTCGGAGATCGAGGCCATAGGAGTCAGGAGCTCGAGCGACCCCTTCTTCTCTCGGGCCCATAAAGAGGACATCCCCCCGAGTGAGATCGACAAGGGGAACGTCAAGAAGGCCGCCTATACAAACTGCATAGGAAACGGCATAACAAGGCTTCTCGGCCTGCGGAACCTCTCAAATGAGGACGTCCAGGGCGCGGGTATCGACACGACAAAGAGCGCGAAGGTTGAATACCAGAAGCCCGAGATGTCAAAGGATGCTCAAGAAATGAGGGCCCAGATTCTGAAGATGCTCGAGGAGATAGCAGAAGGCGATCCGATGAAGGTCCTTGACTACCTCGAGATGGCAACGGAATTTGTGGGCAAGGATGGCAAGGAAGTCAGGGGCAAGCGCGACCTCTCCAAAGTGTCGGAAAAGCAACTGCCGGTGACTTACGGCAAGGTCAAAGAGTCCTATGAAACCTGGCTTGAGGAGCACCAACAGCCCGAACTAGGTGATGGCAATGCTTGAGGACATTGCACAAAAAGTCATAGAGCATAAAGCCAAGGGGATAAAGAACTACCCGCACAACAGCAACCGGGCCTCAGAGGCCGGACACCCCTGCGAGAGGTACTTGGTTTTAGCCCGGACGCATTGGAATGAGAAACCGCTCCACGATGTCGGGCTCGAGTTCATCTTCCAGGGCGGGAACATGATCGAGAAGATGGCCTTCAGAGAGCTCGAGGACGCTGGCTACGAGATCGTCGAGCAACAGAAGCCTTTCGAGTGGAAGGAACTCGAACTAACCGGAAGGCTCGATGCGAAGTTGAGACTCAACGGAAGCCTTATCCCGCTCGAGATCAAGGGGCTCCAGCCCTGGGATGCGGAGAGGCTCAATACCATTGAGGACTTCTTCACCTCGAAGAAGACCTGGATCCGAAAATACCCCGCACAGTTAATGCTTTATATGTTGATGGACGGGGGGAGCGAAGAGGGTATCTTCTATATCAAGAACAAGCAGAACTACCGACCAAAGGCCATACCGATAATCCTCGATTATGAATACGCGGAGGGGGTCTGCAAGAAGCTCGAGCGGGTCAACCAGCATGTAAAGGAAGGAACGTTGCCGGACCAGGTCGATGATCCTGAGGTCTGTCAATTTTGCAGTTTCCTTCTCCAATGCCTCCCGGACATCAAAAGAGACTCCCTCGAGATGATCGAGGACCCCGAGCTCGAGGAGAAGCTGATCAGGCGAGAGGAATTAGCTCTAGCAAGAACAGAGTATGAAAGGCTGGATAAGGAAATCTCAAAGATTGTGAAGGGCAAGGAAAAACTCATGGTCGGAGACTTCCTGATTACTGGCAAGGAAACTCCGCGGAAGGGCTATATGGTTGAGGATTCATCTTATTGGGCGAAGAAGATAGTCCGCCTGGTTCCGGGAGCAACCGATGAATGACGTAAGCCTCGATATGGCCCTCGGCCTCATGTCCCGGATAAAAGGCCGGCTCGGGTTTGTCCTTGCAGGCCGCCACCTGGATGACATGGACCGCAGACAGATCAACAAGGCGCTTACCTACCTGGATGAGATAAGTGAATACATCGGCAAGTTGAAGGCTGAGAGGAGAGAAGATGAAAAGAGACTCTCACTGGAACGGCAACCCACGGCCACGCAAGAAGACGGTCGTAACCGGACCTCCACCTGGTAAGTCACTAGGGGTTTACGCGGTCTACGTCAAGAAGGCGAAATGAACAAGGTCAAGAGAGGCTCACTCTACAAGAAGAACGGTCCCAAGGATAGGCTGTTTGTCTTCACTCCTAATCCGTTGCTAGTCGAATACTACAAGCGGCTGGCCGCAGCCTCAGACTCGCAGAAGCAACTATTGAGGTCTTTTAAGAGGGCGAAATGAGCTGGAAGCTACCTAAGGCGAAACCTAAAAAAATAAAAGAGCGCCCGCTGGCACCCGAGATTCCCGAAGGTGAGACGAATGAGACCGGGCGATATGTCTGGGTCAAATGGCGCTGGTGTTGGTGCAAGTATCCGAAGAAGGCGAAATGATCGACTGTCACGACGGCAATATTGCGGGGGGCGTTGATACTTCCTGTCACTGGTACGGTTCGGACGGGTACTGTCAAGACGAGGACCATGACTGCCCCTTAGAGTGGCCCGAGTGCTGTTGGGGATGCAGGATTGCCGATCAGTGCAAGAGCGTCTGCGCGAATGTGGCGGTGGGCAAGTGATGATCCCTTCTGATGCTCTTTTAATTCCTGGGAAGGACATAGAAAACCAACCCTGGTTTCAACAATTGGTCGATGACTGCCAAACGATAATAATCGAGACTCAATTCACGGCGCGGTGGGCGCTCATCGAGGGCTGGCACGCTGTTGGTTCAAGGATTGCAAACGAACCTCATCTCAAAAAGCAGGGGGGCTCGAACCTTCTACAAACTTTGAAACGCGTTTCAAAGTTCTTAAATACAGGTGAACGCACATTATATAAGGCCGTCCAGTTCGCCCGGCAATACCCGGACCTCTCAATGCTGCCCGAGGGGAAGAACGTAACTTGGCGATATGTCTGCAATGAACTTTTGCCAGAAACGAAAAAACAATATGAGCTGCCTGCAGGGAAGTACCGCGTCATTTACGCCGACCCACCTTGGAAGTATTCAAGTTCTGGGCTAGATCAGTACGGCCCTGCGGAACGGCACTATGATTCTCTTAGCATCAAAGAACTCTGTGGTTATCAAGACAAGAACGGTAAGAAAATATCAGAACTTGCGGGTGAAGATGCTGTCTTATTTCTTTGGGTTACATCTGGCATATTAGCCGAGTGTTGGCCCGTAATTGACGCTTGGGGTTTCAACTACAAATCCTCATTCATTTGGGACAAGATCAAGCATAACTACGGACATTACAATTCCGTGAGGCATGAACTTCTTTTGATATGTACCCGAGGTTCTTGCTTGCCGGATGAACCTAAACTTTTTGATTCGGTAGTCGAGTTTGAAAGATCAGAAGAACACAGCGAGAAGCCCGGTATATTCCGCGAAATGATAGACGTTCTTTACCCGATTGGCAGGCGCATTGAACTCTTCGCGCGTTCAAAAACAAAAGGATGGGAGACTTTTGGAGACGAGTTATAAAGAGGGATATTACAAACAAAAATTGGCCGCTGGTATTGAGTATCAAGACTTTGTTTGTCTTCACCTTCATAGTCTCGGAATAGTTCTACAAAATATGCAGAGCCAAAAGTATCAACTTAAGAAAGAGAACCTTCTTGGCCTCGAGATAAAGTTTGATGATCGTTTCCAAAAGACGGGAAATCTATACATTGAAATATCTGAGAAGGCAGACCCAATAAATAAATGTTTTGTTCCATCGGGCATTTATAGGGATGATGGGAACTGGCTTTATGGCATAGGTGATCGCCGGGAATTTTTTATATTCGGGAAATCATTTCTGAGACAAATTGACTCTGCAATTGACAAGCGCAATTGGCCAGGCGTTGAAAGAAAACAAATCCATACATCCAAAGGTTTTGTCATACCAGGACAGCAAGCCATCAAATGGTGTCTGCGCCATATCATCTGGGAGACGTAATGGCAAGCAAGCGCATGGTCTCAAGGCGGTCGGCAATCTCGAAGAAGATCGCCCGTATATCGTGGCAGGCCGATGCCCTGTATCATCGGACCCTCGCCTTCCTCGATGATGCTGGTCGCATAACCGCTGATCCTGAGGACTACCGGGCACAGGTGATACCGAAAGGAAAGTACGGCAAGGCCGTCCCGCTTACAAGAATCGAGTCGATTATCCAGGAACTTTATCAGGCCGGTCTTATCGGTCTGTGCGAATGCCCGGGTGGCCGGTGCATGGAATACAAGGACTTCGGGAAGTTCAATATCATCAGGTCTGACAGAGAGAAACAAGTCGAGTGTAAGGAGCCTGTGGGATTTCACTGGATGTCATGGAATGACAAGACATGCGAGAGCGCGCCTATCTTAACTGAAGTTAACTTAACTAAACCTAACTTAACTGCGCAGGGCGCAGAAGGGTATTCACCCGAATTTGAATCCTTCTGGAAACTCTACCCACGGAAGATCGAGAAGCCCAAGGCTTTTAAATGTTGGCAGGCGCGGCTGAAGGAAGGCGAGAAACCGACCCGCCTCAAGGTTTGTGCGGATAACTATGCTGGCACTTGTATCGCGCTTAAAACTGAGCCGCAGTTTATCAAGCACCCGGCTACATTCCTTGGCCGTGATAGACCTTATGAGGATTACAGAGTCAGCGTGCCAGTTGAAATCGAAGAACCCGTCAAGACCGACATCAACGGCAACCCGTTAGTCCACATAGATCATGCAGACGGAACAGGCGAATGGATCACCGGCAAAGAATTCGACGAGCTCCGCGGTGCAGGGAAAGTCATTTACAAGGACGGAAAATGGATGCGAGTAGAGGGGGAATTATGCCAGTAGCAGCAGTCACAGCCGACATAATCCTGCTACCCATTCTCATAGCGGCCATAGCCGTAACGTTTGCGATAATCGCTTATCTCGACCTCGTGGACGAGAGGAAGAAGCAGAGGAGAGCCGAGGAAGGAATGCAGTTGTATGCCGGGCTTTTCTTGCGGCTAACTGCACAGCTAATGCGAGAGGACGGTTACGAAATCGAGGTTGCCGAGGACGGGAAAGTGACTCTGATCCAAATGGGCGAAGCCCCCGGCAAGACCGGGGCAGCGAAAGGAAGTGTTTATCCGTGGAAAGCACCACAAAAAACAGGGCAAATGCCCGACGATAAGAAGGGCGAGATACCGGCTGACCCTTTGCACAGCGACAGCGGTGATACTCGCCCTTCCGATAGTCTATCAGGGATGTCAGGTTCCGAGGCAAAAAAAGGAGGTAAAACCTCAGGTGAAGGCGGCGATCCATGTCCAGTTAGAACAGACAGCGACCGTTGAGCGCGACCCTATGCTCAAGCTGAGTGACGAGATTCACGACTGGTACGCGCAGAACGCAATCGAGCTGGAGAAGAAGTGGCAAGCAGAGTTAACGAGGAAGCGTTTGATCTGGAAGATCGACACCTGGTTGAGGCAAAGAGGTAGTCCGATGGTCGGTTGCGGCGAATACTACGTCCAGGGTCAGGAGCGTACGGGGATTCCCGCTACCCTTTCTGTCGGTATTGCAGAGGCCGAAAGCTCAAGCGGTATGGCGTGCTTTGCCCCACACAACGCTTTCGGGATGCTTGCCTACCCTGGCGGCTGGGGTTCGTGGGAGGAGGCGATAGCCGCAAACTTCGACTGGCTTGTTCGGTACTACGGGATTCCGCAGAGTATGTCGGCTTGCCCAGGATATTGCGAGGGTGATGGGACGATGGGGACGGTGGATGCGGTGATGCGAATGATTAACAGTCTGGATGCGAGCGGGGTTGATTGATGAACGATTTACTCAACCAAAAGACCAATCTTGACACACTTTGCGGCAAGTGCGGAAAGACACTCTCCAGCGGGTCAATCTATTATTTCGGCGAAGACATGGCGCGGAGACTCGGCACGCCAACGGGGATTATCTGTCCACGATGTCTGGGATTGTGGGCGAAAGAAGAAATGGATAAATACAAGTCGGGGCCGTGAATAAGGGGGTTAAGATGGAAGGCAAGAGTGGTGGTCTAGGGTTCGCAAGTGTTTTGTTTATCGTGTTTTTGGTCTTGAAACTGACTCATGTGATTGCTTGGTCCTGGCTATGGGTGACAAGCCCGCTATGGCTTGGCTTCGGGGTTGCTATTTTTGTAATAGCAATCGTGGTTTTGATAGGACTTATCGCCACAAGAGACAAGAAGTGACACCGCCCTACAACCCGAACCCGCAGGAGGACTGAATGATGAATGACTGCGATGATTGCGCCGCGTTTGAGGGCGAGATTAGCGACCTGAACGCCCGTATAGCTGATCTCGAAGATGATCTGAATGTTTACCGCGCACAATACGAAAAGCTATCAGAGGCTGTTGGCGAAATCGCTTGCCCGATAAGTGAGGCGATAAGTTGTTTAGCGCAAGCAGATAAGGCGGCTGATAGGGCTCGGGGGATATAAGGTGAAACGCCAAGTCTGCTGTAGCGAATGTGGGCGACCCGTAGAGGTCCGCACCTACACCGGCCTTGAGCGCATCCTGTGCCCTGGTTGTAAGAAGATTGAGGAGGAGAAGTTGGAGCGGGTGGACTGCCGGGAGTGTAGGACGAGGGAGTGCGAGAGAGATGCAAGGTAAGTGTGACGGTTGTGGCCGAATCGGAACCGTCGTTTATATACCGATGGAAGGAATATATTGCCCGCTTTGCGAGGCGATTATACTAGTCGAGGGTGTGAGAAGTGAGGCCGGATAAGAGCCGAGGGAAGCGAGGCGTGGGACTAACAAAGGGTCCGGTGAGGGTGGCACTATCACAGTTAGTGGGTAGGCTCGATGTCCGGCGAAAGGGGGAGGGGTGGAGATAGAGAGTGGTGAGTTTGAGGGGACTTGCGAAGACTGCAAGAAGCCTGTCCCCAATCTCTCTGCGGTTTATATCGGTGACAAGGAATCGTGGCTCTGCTTCACCTGCCTCATCCTCCTCCGCGACCTAGCCCACGAAGCGACCTGCGAAAAAGACGTGACCGGCAAGTGCGAGTGTTGGGAGGGGGAGCGATGAGCGAAAGATGTACTGATGGTGCAGACGATCTTCGGGACAGAGAAGAAGATGCTGCGCTCGAAGAAGCATCGCGGAGGCAAAGAGCGAAGGCGAAAGGGGGAGAGATGAGCGAGTGTCCGATAAAAGACGGCTGCAAGTTTTTGGATGAGTGGTACTGTCCGTTCAAGACGGAGTTCAACTGCCCCGACCCCTGCTCCTACGCCCCCATCCTCAAACTCCTGGCAGAGGCGAGGGAAGTGGGGGATATTAAGTCAAACCAAAGAGCTTTCCCTGATGACCGGTGGGATATTTCATTCTGGATAAGGAGGTAGGGGATGACTCTAGTCAAAACCATGAAATCGGATATCACTCATGCCGACTTTCCCGACTTTCCCGGCTTATTGTTACCACTTTGCGGTCAGAGTTTCAGAATAGACGATTGGATATTGGTTAAAGAATGGACTGATGAAGAACCCATCTGCAAAAAATGTCTCGCCATTCTGGAGAAGCGGGGGAGGGTGGAGAATGGATAAGTGCGAAGGATGCCCGATAGTGTTTGGAACCGAGCTGGTAGAAATAAAGGGATATGGGCATTGTGGCCGTTCGTTAAAGGGCGGAGCCTATCCCTGCCACCTCACCGCCGATCACCAACGCTTCATCTCGGCCATGCTGCGGGGCGTGTTCGATTGCGGGCATTGTTGGCATGGGACTGTCGAGGGCAAGAACAAAACGGTTTATTGCGTCCTGGCGGGGGATGGGAATCATATCCCCATTGGTTGTTTTTGTGACAGGTGGCAAGAACGCAAGGGGGAGGAAGATGGCTAAGAGCAAGTGCGATTGTTTTGAGGGGGGAAGATGAACGAACAGGATGAGATCGACGCGATATCAGACTTGGCGAAGAATGTCATGAGGGCAGAACGGGAAGGGAAAATCGGTAAATGCCGAGGGTGCTTCGCAGAATCTTGGATAACCTGCTTTGCAGAAGCGTTGGGAGTTGACCAAAAAGACTGCCACCTAACCCCCGATACCAAACGCTTCATCGGTGCCATGCTGCGGGGCGTGTTCGATTGCGGGCATTGTAAGTTTGAGTCAGAAGGTGGCAGTTACTTTGATGGTTGCGAGTTCAGATATACAAGTGCTTCCATGATCGAGAAGAAAGATTGGTTCTGCCCAGAGTGGCAAGAACGCAAGGGGGAGGAAGATGGCTAAGAGCAAGTGCGAGTGTTTTGAGGGGGAGAGATGAAACCTGAATGTGACTATTGCGGAAGTGAGGAAAAAGTCTTTCTACTTAGTGGGTATTCTTTCGAGTATTGCCCCAAATGTGACAAGGCAAAAATAGAGGCAATGCGACCCATCCTCAAACTCCTGGCAGAGGCGAAGGAAGTGGGGGGACTCTTTGTTTCGCGTTATGGAGGAGAAACGGGCAAAGATTGGGTTTCATTCTGGATAAGGAGCTAATGTTGTCGGCCTGTGGTATAATAAACCTAAGTAGTAAAGGAGTCGATGTGTCGCAGGGTTTTTTATATCCTGACAATAGCCGCCCAATGGGGGAAGAAGTTGGCCTTGCGGCTGGCTCCTTTACTACTACCCCAGAGGGCGGCTTTACGTTGAAGGCCGATATGAAAAGGTGTAGCAAGTGCTCTGGGGGGTTCCCCGCTACTGGTGAATATTTTTATCGAACCAAAAGAACAAAAGACGGCCTTCATTCAACTTGCAAAGTCTGTTCTTCTAAATACGGTCGGTTACATTACGAGCGGAACCGCGAAAGATACAACAAGAATGCTCGCAGACATTATATAAAGAATCGCGACAAACGGATTAAATCTGCTTGCCTATGGCAAAAAGATAATAAAGAACATCTGAATGAATCTCGCGCTAACAATCCACGATATCGTGTTAGCCATGCGATTAGTGTGGGTATATGGCGGTCTCTTAAGTATAGCAAAAATGGACGGCGTTGGGAAAAACTTGTTGGTTATACCGCTGATGACTTAATGGCACGTCTTGAATCTCTTTTTGCCGACGGGATGATTTGGGACAATTACGGAGAATGGCACATAGACCATATCAAACCAATCTCAAGTTTTAACTTCGAATCGAAACATGACCCTGAATTTAGAGAATGTTGGGGATTGCAGAACCTTCAACCATTATGGGCAAAAGAAAATATAAGCAAGGGGGCAAGTCGTGAAGTATTTGATTGAGGTTAGGCCGATAGTGAGCATAGACGAAACTTGGAAGCCACGAAGTAAGGTTCATGCAGAGATTGGTTTTGGGCGTTATGCCGGAAGTCGCGTTCTTTGTGGGTCAGACCTTGAAAGACCAGAATTAACTGAAGCCCCCGTCACCTGCAAACGCTGCCTCGCCATTCTGGAGAAGCAGGGGAGGGTGGAATGAGTGCCCCATGTGTAGGTTGCTGCGAAACCGATGTCACGGTTTGCAAAACTTGCGGGTCGTTTTACGACTATAGACAAGCGGAGTGTGACCTTGATAGATGCGTAATGGATGAACCCGGTATCAGGATAGACAACAAGGCCATTCGTTTTACATATAAAAATGGCGGGACGAATTGTTTTTGGGATGACCTGAAACCGCGATGGATTACGCGAGGCTACAAAAGACCCTTCTGGGGGATATTGAAATTCTACCGCCAGTTCAAGAAGGCATTGCCGAAAACCCTTGAATACATGTGGCAAGAGCGCAAGGGGGAGGAAGATGAAGTGCGTTGAAGAAGATTGCCCGCTATGGGTGCCGGAATTACAAGACATTGGCGGTTGCTCTTGGTTTCACACGGAGCCCTGCCACTTAACCCCTGCTGCTATGCGCATTGTCAAACTTCTAATCGAGTACGGCATATCAGACGAAGACGCGGCGATAGTTGAGCAGGCGATAGCGGGGGAGGGGCGACTGAAACTGGAAAGACCCTTATGCCCCGTATGCCACGATACCGGTTTTACTAGTGAATACAAAACTTACCCTTCGGGGGGTAGCGTCTCCACGAAATCATGTCCTCGTTGCAGAACCGGGCAAGACCAAGGCGGTGAGTAATGAGCTGGAAGGATGACAACAAGGAAACGACAGACCGTCTTCTCGCCGAGCGTAAAGTCGAGTACCCCATCTGGATATTCATAGAACCCGGCGTCGACATTCGGAAGGCTCAAGAGCGGTGGAAGGGAACTGCTTTTTTCCAGGCGCAGGTTCTTTGCGCCCTTATGCGCGAGGCCCTTGAACCACTTGTGGGGTGGCGGAAGGTAGTAGTACGGGTTGTCGTGTGGATGAGCGGCAAGTTGAGAAGGCGGTGATTGATGAGCAAGCAATTACGTTGTGGCGATTGCTATCTTCTGTGGCAATGCTTAATCAACTACGACCATGATCCTGACATGAATCCGTGGGATGAGGGTTGTAATGCCTTGGGGCCGGAACCGTTGGAGGAGGGGAAAGATGAAATGCTCTAAATGCGGGGCTGACATGAAGTATGTGAACGAGGACGGGAATGAGATAACTTGCGTAGCGATTAGAGTTAGTGACGAAAACACTTTGGGTCTATTCAAACGCCACGTTCCCAGCAGCTATGAATTCTGTAATGACTGCCTTCTCAACGCTTTGGGGATACCCGATGATGTTGACCAGGGGAGTGAGTGATGCTTAAAGACCTTAGAATCGAGAGAAAGAGCAGGGGCATTTACGAGGTTTCCTACGCTCCATATTCTGGTTTCAGGACCGGCTGGACAACGCTATGTCTGACGGACTGGTTTGCGAAACGCTCGATAAAAAGGTGGCTGAAATCCGAGGAAGCAAAAGATGTCTGACTTTTGCCGACCCGAACCCGACCCTGCAAAAGAGGCCACATCCTACAAAATGGCGCAGTGGAAGGGCCATGGTGACGCGCTGATAGAGCGAACCTGTATTGTCTGCGGCAAGAAGATGATGGTACCGAAACATCATACGGGGACAAAATACTGTGAGGAGCACAAGCCCGATGAACACTGATGACCTAGCCCGTCTCATGATCTACCTCGCGGCTCTTGTTGTGTGGGCACTTTCTGGTCGTGACCGGGAGCTTTACGAGGAAGTCAGAAACCAGGGCACGATGAATTGGGAGAAGATCAAGGAAGAGGCATTTGAAAAGCCTTGAAGTCTTAGGTGAACTTGTCGATAGGATAACCTCGCAAAAGTATTCTCCACCTACCAGCGGATCTCTTATGTCCGTTCCTCAGAAGCACACCTATATCGAGGGCGAACCCAAGGTTTACAACAAGCGGGCCGAGCAAGAATTAAAGAACCTCGACGAAGATATCTGGAGGCTGATCGACTGCTATAATACTAGAGACCATTTCAACGGTCGGAGGCCGGGTCGGTGCCGGCATAAGTGGTTGAAGTTCTGCTCACGTTGTGGGGAGAGATACGAGCCGGATAAATTTTAGGGGGAAGAATATGAAGTCTCGGAGACGGTCGATAAGAGACTTGGCCACAAAGAAGATGATTGAGATAACGGAGGGAGGAGGCCCACCTAGAAGGCCAAGGCCAATAGTATATATCCAATTGCCAGGTGAGAAGGTTTGGCATATATATTATCATCCGATTCAGAGCCACTACTTGGATGTTAGCCTGGCGCTAGTTCATGTTTGGTGCGGGAATTACCAAGCCAAGAGATATGGTTTCGGGAAGGAATCTTATCTACTTGGTGAGGTTGTTGAGACTGAAAACATTTGCCAGGACTGTCTGACCGCGTTGGATGACTTCCATGAGAGAGTAAAGCGGGGAGGTTTCAGATACCCGCCTGAAAAAGCTTTTACTTGATTTGTGAATTCACCTGTGGTATATAAGTATTGTCAGAAGTGTCTAGAAAGTTAATATGAGCATCAAATGGGCCCACTAAATCGGTGGGTCTTTTTCTATTCCCCCGGCACTTACCCCGGTGCCGCAAGCCGCCGGCATGACCGGTGATCATCTCTTACCCAAGCCCTGTCGAGCACCGCCGCTGTTTAACTTGGCAGGGCTGACCCTTTATCCCGGGAGGGATTTTATAATAGCTGCCATTGTCGGAAGATGCGAAGTCCCCGGATGCCCCAAGTTATCAGAACACAAACATCACATCTATACCCGTGGGCGATATTGTCAGGCGGCTATGGTAGTTGCTAACGAGTTCTACTGTTGCGCTGATCACCATATATTATCAGGGGACTCATGGCATCAGAAGGGAAGAGAGAGATTCGCTAAAGCACATGGGCTTGGGGATAGAGTAGAGAAAGCAAGACAAGCGGTCCAGGGGAAGATGAACGAGAGGTACAGGAGAGTCGAGGTTGCCTAAGAAGCAGATAACGTTTATCGCATCCTTCCCGAATATCCAAACGGCAATCTGTCAACACGGTAACGGTGATGGGTTCTTGGTGAAGTTAGACATCCCGCAATCGGAGCATTTATCGGTGATGAAGTTAGGTCTTTTGACTAGCTGCGCTTTTAAGGTTTCAGTGGAGGTACCAGAAGAACATGCCCGCGAAAAAGAGTTCATCGGCTAACAAGGTTGACACTAAAAAAAAGGCTCTTGACGGCTACGTTGAGACTGGCACTGTAACAGGCGCCTGCAGAGTTGCCCGGATAAGCCGAACAACATTTTACGAGTGGCTCAAGAAAGACCCGAAGTTTGCCAAGCAGTATGAGCACGCGAAAGAACAGGTAGGGGATCTGCTTGAGGAAGAGGCCCTCAAGCGAGCTTATGGTGGTGACCACACCTTAATCATATTTCTGTTGAAAGGCTTGAAGCCTGAGAAGTATGGAGACAAGCAGGCCCTCGAGCACGGCGGTAGCGTGACTATCATTCTCCCCGAGGGAATGGACAATGCCTAAGGTTGATACCAGGTTTGATATACGGTCTGACATCAACCCGGCCTTCAGACCTATGTTCAACTCGGAGTCACGCGAACTGATTATCTATGGCGGTGCGGGTGCGGGCAAGTCCTACGCCGTGGCGCAGAAGATGATCAGCAAGGCACTCAAGCACAACAAAGGCCCCGAGCCCCGGCGCATCCTAATCGTAAGGAAGTACGGCCCTTCACTGAAGTTGACATGCTGGAAGCTGGTCAATGACCTGCTCCAGAAATACGGCATACCATATAAGGACAACAAGACAGAGTTAAGTATAAAGATCGGCAGGTCGGAACTGATATTCATGCCGGTGGTAAATACGACCGAGGAAGCCGCCGATCGCCTGAAGTCCCTGACAGATATAACGGACATCTGGATAGAAGAAGCGACAGAGCTTTCCTTTGATGAATACCACCAGATACGCTTGAGGTTGCGCGGTGAAGAATTGAAAGAAGGTTATAGACAGGTTATCCTGACCTTCAACCCGATAGACCAGAACCACTGGGTGCACTCACACTTCTTTGAGGGCAACAGGGGTGAGAAACAAAAGTACACCTACAAGGACAACGAGTTCATCGACGATGATTACGCTGCTGAGTTGGAGGACCTGAAGAATATAGATGAGGTTCTCTACCAGGTCTACACCCTCGGCAACTGGGGCGTGTTCGGGGCGATCATCTTTACCAGGTATGAGATTGAGGAGTTTGACTACCCGCTTGACTGGTATGACGAGATACTGGCCGGCTGTGACTTCGGGTACGAGCACCCGTTTGCCTGGACGCTGATAGGCTTGAAAGAGAATCACGCCTATATCATCGACGAGCTCTATGAGCGGAAACTGGTCACCTCAGAGATTATCGGACTCATTCAGGAGAAGCAGTCAGAACATCATGGGTTGCCGGCTACGTTCTGTGACTCGGCAGAGCCAGCCAGAATAACTGAGATGGCGAACGCAGGTCTTCAGGTCTATCCCGCCGACAAGAATGTAACTGACGGGATAAACGCGGTCAAGGGATTTCAACTGCACATTCACCCGCGGTGTGTGAATACGCTGAAAGAGATAAGGGGATACCAGCGCAAGAAGGACAGGCAGGGGAATGTGCTGGAGGAGCCGATCAAGGCCAACGATCACACAATGGATTCGATCAGGTACGGCCTCTATTCATACAAGCGGATGGTCGGGAAGCAAGAGCCGGTCCTGGAATATTACAGTCCGGTTGTAATTTCACCTTACTAAGGAAGCCATGAGGAAGAAGGAACAAGAACTAAGAGAGATGGTCGCTGAGAGGGATGACTCTCTCACTGATCTCAGTGAGCGCCTTGCTGACCTCGAACTTGCTCTTGAGGATGTCAACTGGCTAAGGCTCGGCCTTGAATCCGAGGTCGAGTTCTCGAGACAGGGCCTCACGAAGATCACGCAGCTTGCCCGTTATGTGTACCTCAAGAACCCACTTATCCAGCGCGGGGTCAACGTCCAGGTCTACTACGTCTTCGGGCAGGGCATGAATATCAGCGCAAAGGACGAGGGGATAAACGAAGTCATTCAGTCTTTTCTTGACGACGAGAAGAACAAGGCCGAACTCACTTCTCACCAGGCGCGGATGTATAAAGAAGCCGATTTACAGGTCGAGTCAAACATCTTCTTCACCTTCTTCACCGACTCGGGAAGGGTGAGGATAAGGACGATCCCTTTTGATGAAGTGAGCGAGATCGTCAAGAACCCCGAGGACTCAAAGGACCCCTGGTATTACAAAAGAGAGTGGGTTCAATCCTCACTCAACTTCGAGTCGGGGACCGGACAGTCTAAGTCCATGGTGGCATACTACCCTGACTGGAGGCACAATCCCACAGACAAGCCGAAGACGATAGACAATAAGGATGTCATGTGGGACAGCCCTGTCTACCACGTCAAGGTAGGGGGTCTATCAAGGATGAGCTTCGGCGTCTCGGAAGTCTACGCCGCGATTGATTGGGCGCGGGCTTATAAAGAATTCCTTGAGAATTGGGCGACCATCGTCAAGGCTTATGCGCGCTTCGCCTGGAAAGTCTCAGGTGTCTCGGGCGCGGGGGTCGAAGCAGTTAAGAAGAAGTTTGAGAGTACGCTTTCAACAGGGGTGGAGACTAACCCTCCACCTCTGACAGCCTCAACCCTTATCGAACCCGGAAGCTCGAAGATGGAACCCATAAGAACCGCGGGCGCCACTACTACAGCGGATGATGGCAGGCAACTTAAGCTCATGGCCGCGATGGTGTTCGGAATGCCAGAGACCTTCTTCGGGGACGTCTCAGTCGGAACTCTCGCCACCGCCAAGTCTTTGGACCGACCGACGGAACTGAAGATGGTCTCGAGACAGACTTTATGGGCGGACATTCACAGGAACATCCTCAACTACGTTTTGGCCAGGGCGATCGAGGCAAAGACTTTGCAGGGTTCGGTTACAGAGGAGGACGACGGAACGCCTAGACTTGAATTTCCTGTAGGTGTCGACCCGACAGTTAATATAAAATTCCCGGCCATCCTTGAACACGATGTAACTGAATCCGTTACGTCGATTGTTGATGCGGCGACTCTTAAGGGTCAACCTCCTGCGGGTACTCTCGATATGCCTACGGTCTCGAGGATGCTCTTAACGGCCTTGGGGGAGGACGACATAGACGAACTCATAGACAAGCTATATCCGGCGGGCGAGTCGGTGGCAGAGACGAAACTCATTGCCGCGGTCAAGGCTTTGGAGGAAGCAATTGCCTAGGCATAGTGGCGGTCTGGTCAGGTCAGGAAAACCATTGGTGCTGGATGACACGCATTATATACCAGTTCGTTACGCCCGTAGACTTAAAGAGATTGACCTAGAAAATCTGCCTCCAAGGATTGACATACATGTTATCGGCAGCAAGGACGAGCTACTTGGGGCCGTTAAAAACCTCAATGAAGCCGCAAAGAGACTGAAGCGTGAGAGGATTCTGGCCCCGATAAGCAAGAAGCTTGAGAAGAATATGCAGGCAGTCTTCCGCAAGCAGGGGAAACTCTTTGTCAAGGGATTGGAGAAGCACAAGGGCCTGTTCTCAGAGGCTGTGAAGGACGTGATAGACAGCGTCTCAGGACTTGTCGAGGTTGATACGGTTGAGGACATGACCGGGGTTATTCATGCCGGGTCGAGTGCTGCTATGGAAGCGGGTATGTCTGCAGCTGCCGAGTGGAGCGCCGAGATTGCTTTCGGGATAAACAACCCCCGCGCAGTTCAATGGCTTGAGAGTCACGCCGCCGAGATGGTAACGAAGATAAACGAGACCACGAGGGATGAGATAGGCCGCCTCGTGAAGCAGGGCGTCGATGAGGGCTGGTCCTACAACAAGACCGCCCGCGAGATCTCAAGTCGCTTCGAGGAGTTCGCAATAGGAAAGCCCCAGCAGCACATAGAGAGCAGGGCGCACCTGGTCGCGGTGACTGAGAGCGCCAACGCATACGAGCAGGGCCAGCGTCAGGGCATTGACGCGCTTGTTCAGGCCGGTCTTGAGATAGAGCACTCGTGGGCGACCATGGGGGATGACTTGGTAACTGAGGAATGCCAAGAGAATGAGGACGCCGGGTGGATCCCGCTCGACGAGTCGTTTCCCTCGGGTGATGACGAGCCGCCTCGTTTCCCGGGTTGCCGTTGCAATGCGCAGTACCAGAGGGTCGGAAGTGGGGAGTAATGCCCTGGACCTCAAGCGATTCATTGAAGCACATAAAAGGTTTAACCCCCAAGCAATCGGAGACGTGGGCGAAGATAGCAAATGACGCGAGGGACAGATGTCTTAAGGGCGGCGGGACTGAGAAGACCTGTGACGCCCAGGCGATAAGGATAGCGAACGGCGCAGTCAAGGAGGCAAACGTGGATAAGGAAGAATTGCTTGCGAAGTTAAAAGAAGCGGGGTTGTCGGAGGAAGCACTGGAGAAGGTTGAGCAAGTCCTCTCGGAGGCTGAATGGGACACGGCCTATATCAACAACTTAGACGATTCTGCCTTTCTCCATATTGCCGCTGGAGGCAAAAAGGACGATGACGGGAAGACTATCCCGCGTTCGCTTAGGTACTTCCCGGTCTATGATTCCAGCGGGAAGGTAGACCTGCCTCACCTTAGGAACGCCCTTGCACGTATCCCTCAGTCCACCATTGACCAGGCCGCGAAGGACACGGCAATCAAGAAGGCGCAGGCTTTAGCCAAGAAGAACCTGCCAAGCTACCAGGAGACCGAAAAACTGACAGCTGCCTTGAAGGAAAAGCTCGGCCTTGAGGATGACCCGATAATCAAGGAGTTCGATGAAGACTACCTGATCTACGAGCATGGCAAGACATACAGGCTGGGCATATCAGAAGAGGGCGGGAAGATCATGGTGGGCGAGCCGACAGAGGTAGAAGCAAAGACGGTGTATGAACCCGTGGCCGATTCCTTGGGTGAGGAGTTCATTCCCCTGACTGAGAAGGCACTCGCCCAAGACGGGACGGCTGAGATCAAGATCATACAACCCGGGTGGGGAAGTTCAGGATTTTATAGCAAGGAGATGCTCACCCGTGACGCCTCGGTCTATAAGCCGGGTCTTCATCTCTACTGGGACCATCCGACTGAGAGCGAGGACAAGGAAAGGCCGGAGCGTTCACTTAGGGACTTGGCCGCCCAGCTTACAACGGGCGGTGAATACAAGGAAGGACTTAACGGCCCTGGCGTCTATGCGAAGGCTAAGGTCTTCAGCCCCTATAGAGAGGCCTTAGAAGAGTTAGCGCCGCACATAGGAGTCTCACACCGTGCTCTAGGCAAGGCGGTCCAAGGGGAAGCCGAGGGCAAGAAGGGCCCGATCATCGAGAAGATAGTCGCAGCGAAGTCGGTTGACTTCGTGACCACGCCAGGCGCAGGAGGGAAGGTCGTTCAGCTATTCGAGGCCGCAAGGACGAAGGCACAGGAAGGCAAACAAGACAAGACAGAAGCCGAAAAGGAGGAGGCAAAACGAATGGAAGAAATTAAGGAACTACAGGAGGCGAAGAGCGAGCTTGAGAAGGAAAAGGGCACGCTCGAGCAGGAGAATGCGCGGCTCAAGGAGTCCGCGGTTCTGAAGGAAGCCCACGATATCATGGCGGAGAAGGTGAACGCGTCAGAGTTGCCGGAGGTAACGAAGACCCGATTGGTGGACACTCTTGGCAAGAACCCCCCCGTAAAGGAAGGCGAACTGGACAAGCCGGAGTTCGAGAAGGACATCGACGAGGCGATCAAGACCGAGACCGACTACATTGCCAAGATAACCGAGTCCGGGAAGATCAAGGGCATGGGATCATCCGAAAGCAAGGGAGCGCTCAAGGCAACCTTCAAGGCTGGGTTCCTACGGGAGGGCAAGTCCGAAGAAGACGCCGAGAAGATGGCCGAGATTGCAGTACAGGGGCGATAAGGAGAAGGCGTGGTTACAGACCGCTCAGCCTACGACGCAACCTATCAGCACGCCGGAGAAGAGTGCTCGTCCACCAACGAAGGTCGTTATGTGAGCATCTATGAGGACCTGCTTCTCCACCCATGGCATGACGATGACGATGACTTGATAGAGAAGGGCGACCCTTGCATGGCCTTCCCTAACCTCGTCGGGATCGCCATGAAGACGGCGGAAAGCACGGAAGACGTGATAACCCTGGACACCGAAGGTATCTGGTGGTTGAACGTCGAGGCCGGCAAGGGTTTCGGAGACGTCTATGTAGGGCAGATGCTCTACATCGACACATCGACCGCCGAGGTCAATGACGACTATGAACAGATACCATTCGGCCTGTCACTTGGACACGTCGATGAGGGGAACACGACTCTCATAGCCGTCAAGGTCCATGCCTTTCAATGGGGCCTATGGTGGTGGTGGATACCATGAGAAGAGAAGCAATCTAGAGAGAAGGAGGAACAAATGCCAGTACAGTATTTAGCAACAGGACACACGGCTGGAGAAGAGTGCTCCAGCACAGGTGAGGGTAGGCACCTGACCCTAGAGGAAAGCTATCTTATCCACCCGCTTCATGGTGACGGCCTTGTGGACAGTGGAGATCCGGTGCTGTTCGCAGTGGGTAGCACCTGGATGAATGGCGTCGGCGTAGCGTTTAACAGCGCAAGCGCCGCGACAGACTTGATCGCCATTGACACAGAAGGGATATTCTTCCTGAACGTCCTGGGCTGTGTCTCAGACGGCACCAACAACGGTGCGGCAAGAGCAATGCACGCGGGCGATCCGGTATACATATCCAAATCTATCGACACCAACCAACTGAGCGGCCAGGACAACCCGGATGAGTGGGTGCCGTTCGGCTACCTATTGGGCGATGTGGCGGCGAGCTTGGTCACGCCGACCTTGGTGGCCGTCAAAGTGCACTGGGCGCCGAACTTCCTGGAGAGCATCAACCTGGGTTCGTTGACCCTCGTCAATGAGGTCGTAGTCAGTGACAACCTCGATATCCCTATAGCGACTCAAAGGGCTGTCGGAGAAGTCCAGGAGTCCTGGGGAATCGAGTTTGCATGGCTGAAAGGGTTTGTCGGCCTGGACGGACCGCTGCACGTCAATGAGGACATGAGCGGTATCTACATGAGGCTTGAGGACAACAAGGCAGCGACAGGCGGCGACCTTTACGCTGGCCGGTTCCAGACTCATGCCAATAACGCAGCCGGGGTATGGACCCGACTCTACGGTATGTACCTGGCAATCTCGAACGAAGCCTCTACTACCATCGCAGAATCGTTCGGCCTCTCGATCAACATGGGCGGTGGAGGGTGTCAGCCAGCGATGCAGTCGGCAATCCAGATCATGGGGGATGGTTCCCTGGGACAGAAGCAGGGCTGGTTCCAAACCGAGATAGGGCGAGGTGCTGGTCTGGCGGCGCAAAACACCAATGTCAGTGCCAAGACCCATCAAATCCCCATCTACATCGACGGCACCCGCTACGCTATCCCCGTCATTCCCTGGGTGTAAGACATGTTGAAGGAGCAGAACGCCGAGAGGCATAGGCGAATCGAGCAGGAACTATCGCAGCTTTGCTACAGACGTCTGCTGCTCACACGCGAACTCGAGGCGGTCGATAAGCGCATCCCCATCTTGGAGGGAGCGATGACCGAGAACGAGGCCGCCGGGAAGGACGTGGAGACACAGGAGGCTATAGACAAATCGAAGGAGACTGAAGCCTAGCTAGTAATCGGACAACAACACCCCAATGAGTCCCCCAACCGGGGGCTTTTTTAGTACCAAAAAAGGAGGACAAGATGCCTGAGTTTCTGCAATTGATGGAAGGATGGGATGGGTACAGCCCCGTCCGCGGAGCGCAGTTGAATGAGGCGGCGATGGACCGCGCCTTGAACCTGCTACAGAACACCGACCGCCTTCGCCCCAAGATGTGGGAGGCCAAGCTGGAGGAGGCCATAACCACGTCCGACTTCCCGTACCTGTTCGGGGGGATACTCGACAGGGAGCTTCTGGCCCGGTACAAGATGGTCGTGCCGGACTGGAGGTCATACGTGAAGGTCGGGTCCTGTAAGGACTTCCGACAGAGGGAGCTCCACAAGGTGCAGGGGAATGAGACTCTTCTGCCCGAAGTCAAGGAGAAGGGTGAGTATCTAGTAGCACCGATGAGTGATGCCCACTACCACATACAGGTCTACAAAAGAGGAAGGCAGTTCGACATCTCTTGGGAGTCATTGATAAACGACGACCTCGGAGCGTTCAACGATATCCCCGACCGATTCTCGAACGCCTGCATCTACACCGAAGCCTATGTAGCGACTAACCAGATAGCCGTGGCCGCCGGCCCGAACCCGCTTCTGTTCGGAGCGGCGATAACCGACGTAGACGGGCAGGCTGTCATCAACCAGGGCGCGCTTGCTCTGACGATCGCCAACCTGGAGACGACCCTGGGATTGATGGCGGCGCAGACAGACGTTCTGGGAAGGCCCTTGGGAATCCAGGGGAAGCACCTGGTAGTCCCGCCGAGGCAGGAGTTCACCGCTAGGGCGATCCTGACTTCCGCTCTGAAGCAGTGGACGGAGGTCGGAGCAGGCGGGGGAATACCCGTACCGACAACCAACATCATCCCGCAGTTAGGAATACAGCTCCACGTGAATCCCCTGCTCCCAGTCATTGACGCTTCGGGAAACCGGAGCGGAACGTGGTACGTTTTCGCGGATCCGGCGGACGGTGTGGCAATCGAGGTTGACTACCTGAGAGGACACGAGACGCCGGAAATCTGCATGAAGAACTCCGACAAGGTCTCAGTCACAGGCGGAGCCCCGGTCAGTCCATTCGATGGGGACTTCGCGTCGGACAACGTGTTCTACCGCGTCCGTGACTGCATAGGCGGAGCACCGAGGGACCCGAGGTTCGCGTACGCGCAGGTAACCGCCTAAACAAGAGGAAAGCAGGAGGGGGTCTCTACGGCCCCCTCCATTTCTTGGAGGTGAATGATGAGGATAAAGATGTTGAAGGACGTTGCGACGGTAGGTGAGTATCTCGAGAAGGGCAAGGTCTATGAGATTCAGGACTTGCTTGCAAAGGCCCTGATTGAGAGAGGCCAGGCAGAGGACGCGTTCAAGGTTCCCGTTCCCAGGGCTCCAAAGCTGGAGCCGGTTAAGCCGGTAATCATAGAAGCCGTTTCGGTTGAGGAGAAGCCCGAGGTCAAGCTGGAAGAGGTTAAGGTTGAGGAGGCCAAGCCTGTAGCTGAAAAGGTAGCCGAAAAGCCTGCCAAGAAAGCGGCTAAGAAGCCTGCTAAGAAGGCATAATGACCTACGACCCAACGACCGACGCGGGCAAGGTCCGACTGCTCATAACGGATACCGATACCACCGACGAGATATTCACCGACGCCGAAATAAATGAGTTTCTTAACTCACTCGGCGGCGGGTCGATACTCCTAGGTGCCGCCTTTGCTATAGAGACAATCGCGCGCTCGGAAGTTCTGGTCCAGAAGGTCATCAAATTACTTGACCTTACGACCGATGGCTCGAAGGTGGCTGCTGAGTTACGGCTAAGCGCGGAGTCATTGAGGCAACAGGCCGCAGAGTCGGGCGATATCGACTGGGCGGAGAACCCCGTTGACGTCTTCTCACTCAGAGAGAAGATCGAGAAGGACGCGATGAGGGGATTGATTTGACGGAGCTTATACACCCTGATCTTCTTACGAGCCTCCACAACTTCTTCTCCTCTGAGTGCACGATTGAGGTCTCGGACGACTCATTCGACGATTACAAGGACGAGGTGAAGGACTGGGATCCGAAGGCCGGTCATATAGATATTCCCTGCGCGATAGCGGCGGCCGGTCGGAATGAGGTCAAGCGACCCGATATGACTTATGTACCGGCTACCCACCGCGTGACTCTCGCCGGTTACTACCCTCTGATAACGGAGAAGATGAGGGCCGTTGTCGAAGGTCTGACCCTGGACATTCTTCTGGTCGAGTTCGATAGCCATCAGAAGACCACGAGACTTTCCTGTGAGGTTGTGAGATGAGCTTCCTTAATCTAATGGGTGCTGCGTCTTTGATGAAGAAGCTCGAGCAGAAGACGGATGAGTATGCCAACAAGCTCGAGGCAGCTGTTACTTCTGCCGCTTTGATAGTCGAGAATGACGCAAAGGACAAGGCCCCCTACAAGACCGGGACTTTGAAGCGGTCGATAACCCACGAGACGAAAGAAAAGAGCCATGAGAGGGTTGTTGTGGCGGTGGGCACAAATTTAATTTATGCCGGAATATTGGAGTTTGGAGGTACGATAGAGTCCAAGAGCGGTGGATACCTCGTTTTCAAAACCGACGATGGGGAATGGCATAGCGTTTCTTCGGTTCAGATACCGGCACGTCCGTACTTGAGGCCCGCGCTCGACCAGAATAAAGCGAAGATAGTCAAGGAAATCGGGGACGCTTTGAGGAGCCTCTAATGGAGAAGGCCATAGGACAATACCTGGAGGATAACGTAACCCTCGTCTCGGGAAGGGTCTACTCGATGAAGCTTCCCCAGGGCTGTACTCTACCGGCCTTAACTTTCTTCAGGGTTTCGACCATGCCCCTCTATTCACACGAGGGATTCTCACACTACACGGAGTGTCGTTTTCAGGTCTCATGCTGGGCCATGAAGCACGGCGACGTGAGGGAGATCGCGAGCGAGGTGAGAGACGTCCTTGAGGGATACAAGGGAATGATGGGAGCGACCTACGTCCACCGTTGTTTATGTGTCGGGGATATTGACCTGTTCGAGCCCGAGACAAGTATATTTCACGCGCCCCTAGATTTCATGGTGGCATTCGAGGAATAGAAAGCAAAGAGAGATCGGGCAAGGCCTCGCAAGTTGCGGGGCTTTTTTATTGAAGGAGGAAAAATGCCAGTAACAGAAGCAATCGCAGCATACGGAGTAATACTCAAGAGAGGGGTCAATGGCGCGGGATACCCCGTCGCCGAGCTGAACAGCATCGGCGGGATAGAGATAACCTCCGACCTCGCGGACGTCACGTCTCACGAGTCCACGGGGGCATTCAGGGAGAAGGTCGCAACGCTCCTGGATGCCGGGTCCGTCCCGATGAAGGGCAACTTCATCGCCGGTGATGCAGACGGACAGAGGGGGCTCCTGACCGACCTGGAAGCAAGGCTTCCCCAGGACTTCGAGATCACATTCCCGCCGGCCATAGCCGCGACATTTGAGTTCTCGGCCCTGGTCAAGAAGTGGGCTATCGGGGACATGAAAGCTGACGGGACGATGGACTTCGAGGCCGAGCTTGAGATCACCGGGCAGCCGCAACTCAACATCACCGCTTCAACCGGTCTCACGACCCCATGGTTCTCGACCGACGTAGGCGACATCGTCCCAGCGCCCGCGGGTGCTACCTACAACTACGTCGTGGACATCCCAACTGGAGAGACAGAGATCATTATCACGCCGACGGCGGCAGCCGGGGTCATAACGATAACCGCGAACGGTGTCTCACAGGTCGTAGGAACCGGGAACCCGTCAACCGCCATAACGCTGGGCACGCCGGGTTCCGTGATCGAAGCGACGATCAGCGTCAAAGAGACCGGCAAGACCGCGAAGGTCTATACGCTGTGGCTGGCTAGGGCAACAGCATAAGGAGGAAACATGGGAGAGAACGCTCCTAAGGTGGAGATCATGCTCGACAAGACGAGGAACATGCAGTTCACGTTCGGCGTGGCAAAGAAGTTCAAGGAGTTAACGGGCAAGGCGATCACCGACATAAACGAAGAGATGACGTTTGAGGAGGTCGCCACTCTCCTCTACCTTACGATCAGGGTGGAGGACCCCGAGTTAACCCAAGAGCAGGCCGACGACCTATTCCACGTCGGGCACATGTCAGAGTACACGGAAGCTCTACTCAAACTGATAAGCGCGTCTACGCCTAAGGAAGGCGAAGTCCCAAAAGAGCAGGAGACTTAGATTATCTGAGTCTCTGGGCGATAGGCAGATATGACCTTGGGCTTCCCGAGAGTGACTTCTGGAACCTTGCGCCGATAGAGTTTGACGTTCTCTGCAAGCAGCATCTCTCCCATGAGGAAGTCCAGGACTTCCGCTTCGCTCAAATAGCCTGCATCTTCGCCAATGCTTTCCGGGATGAATCCAAACACAAGCAGCCTTTTGACGTGGATGATTTCATGCTCTCCCGGGTTTCAAAAGTAAGGGAACAAACTCCTGAAGACATGCTAACGATAGTCGAAGCTATAAATTCCGCTCTAGGCGGACAGGTGATTGAACATGGGAACTGAAGAGATTGCAAAATTGATGGTAGGGGTCGGAGGTGATACCTCCGCGCTTGCCACCTCATTTGCCGGGATAAGCCCTATGCTCGGGAAACTCGGTGGAATGTTCTCGCATTTCGGGGCGGTGATAATCCCGGCGGCTTTTGTTGCGGCGGGTATTGCTATCGCCGGTTTTGCAATCAAGGCTGCCAAATATGTAGGCAGTGGTTTCCGTATCATCAAGCAAAGGACCGGTGAGGTCGGCCCGGCTCTTGAGAAGTTGGGCGAGGATTATAGAAAGGTTTTAGGCCAGGTCCCCGAGCAGGCCAAGGTTGTCGGCGAGGCGATGGCTCTAATTCGCCAGAGGACAGGCGAGATAGGGAAGCCCCTGCAGGACATGACCAAGCAGCTCCTCGACCTCGCCCGTATCACGGATTCAGACGTGAAACCCCTGGTCGATGCTGCTACCGGGGCCTTCAATGTCTGGAACATCGCCACGAAGGATCAAAGCGCCGCTCTCGATTACCTCTACAAGGTCTCAGCCGCAACCGGCGCAAACATCAACGCCCTGATTGAGACTACTAGAAATGGCGCTCCTGTCGCGCAGATGCTCGGGTGGAGTTTTGAGAAGGTCGCCGCTTTCACCGGGCAGCTCACCAAAGAAGGTCTAGATGCTAATCGAGTCTTCATGGGGATGAAGATGTCCCTTGGGAAGTTGGCAAAGGCTGGCAAGGACCCACAGGTCGAGTTCCCCAAGATGATGAACGCCATCAAGGGCGCGAAGACTGAGACAGAAGCTCTGCAGATAGCCATTGAGCTGTTCGGTGCCCGCGTCGCTGGCCTGTTGGTAGCCCCCATCCGGCAAGGGAAACTTGGGGTCGATGACTTCATGGACTCCCTTAAAAAGGGCGGCCCCACCATAGATGATACTGCCAAGAGGACCTACACGCTCGGAGACATGATAGACCAGTTGAAGAATATCTGGAACCTCGCCCTTGAACCCCTGGGGAAACCCATTCTACAAGGTCTGAAGTCTGCGGTCGAGTGGGGCATTCGGAATATGCCCGCGTTCCAGAAGGCTATCAAAGACAGTATGAAGGTGGTCAAAGACTGGGGTGAGGGCGTAAAGCAAATGGGGGATTGGTTCGACAAGGCGGCGGTCAAATTCCATCTCTCGAATCTATATCTGGAAGAGGCGTTTGCCGGAGGTAAAACAAAGCTAAATATACAAAGTACAATCGCCGATCTCCAATTGCAGCTCGATACCATGAATGGAACAACTAAAGAGCATATGGGGGAATTCAAGAATCTCTGGGATAGAGGCTTGGATGACGTGGCCAAAGCATTTATTGCGAAGACCCCGGCGTTAAAGGGTGCGGCCCGCAATTTGACAGGCGCAATACTTGCGAATGTCCGCTTGGAAGATTTAGCCGACGTTACGGGTGCGCAGATAGACAGGATGGCGGCGAAGATAGCTCAAGATACCGGGCTGCCCGTTGAGGCGGTACGGGAACTTCTCAGGCAAATGCAGGCTGCCATGTTAAAAGGTGAGCTTCATCCGATAATCGGGGACATACGGGGAGACTCGGTGGGAAAAGCCCGTGAAGTAATAGTCAGCATGCAGCAGTTCTTAAATGATAATCCTCTCAGTATCTGGGCGAAGATTCTAACGCAATCTGCCGCTAGGATATGGGACCATGCTGCCGATGCCGGAGCCTATCTTGCCAATGAAATCGCGTCAGGGGGCAATGCGGTCGGGGCATTTATAAATATAGGCGCGGGGATAGGTGGTGCAGGCATGGGCGAACTCACCACCGATGTCAACAAACTCCAAGCTGCCTGGGACGCTATGAACAAAACCGTCATCGGCGGTTTCAACGTCGGCGCGATAAACAAACAATTTACCGAGATGCGTGATGCCATCGGGGCGGTCGCCCAAGAGCAGACTGGGAGCAGCGAAGCGGCTGCTGAGGCCGCTAATACATGGAGTAATCTGCGAAATGAACTGGACGCCGCCAATGCGAAACTGAATGAGACGGGCAAAGTCCTTGAGGCGTCTGAAGCTCAATGTAACCTATGGCAGCATCAGATAGACCTCAACAGTCAAGCCATCACTCGCTTCCAGCACGCAAACGAAATTGCGCAGGAGTCGATAAATCGCCTATCGAGCATCAAGATCACCGGAGAGGCGGAGGCCGATGAGAAGTCATTCCAGACCACCCAGGCGATAAACAAGCTCAAGCTCCAGATTCTCCAGGCTGAACAGGCCCATAACTATGCCCTTGCCTCCAAGCTCAAATTGCAGGTAAACGAGCTGGAGAAGCAAAAAGAGATTGATGATCTCGCAGCCTCCATTACCTACGACCCGCAACGTCGCGAAATAGAAGCCGCGCTTGATCCGCTCCACGACCAATCCGAGACTCTCCAAAATATTCTCGCCGGTATCAGGGACCAGGAAGGTTTGATAAAAGCCAACAATGCTCAAATGGATATCCTCAACGCGCAGAACTGGGACCTTGAGCAAAAGATAATCGCCGAGCGCGACCGTGTTTGGGAGATGAAAATCGAGTATGAGAATACCAGAAAAGAAGTGGAGAATCTCGGAGCGGCGATAAATGATATGGGGGCAAACGCCGTCGCCCGGTGGCATGAGATAACAGCGGCTATCGAGGCCCATAATGCAGCATTGGCGAGGGCAGGTGGGGGCGCGGCGACCCCTCATCACGCAGGCGGCCTTGTCATGCACACCGGCGGCGAAGTCTTAGCCATACTCAAGAGAAAAGAATTCGTCATGCAGGAACCCGCTGTTGAGAAGTACGGGACAGGATTCATGAATGCGGTTAACAGCGGTTCCTTACCTGGAGGTAGCCCTATAACCGTCGGCGACATCCACCTGCACTCAGTCTCCCCCGAGTACGACGTCCAGCAGTTCTACAAATTGTTGAATGACACCGCCCGCAGGGGAGCGCATCTTGGAAGAGTTTTGAAGGGGGCGAAGGCGTGAGCAGCGTACCCGCGGTCTATGCCGTAACACCGAACAGAGGCATACCCGGTCAAGAGATAGAGATAACCGGCATATACCTTGGACCGGATGAATTCGAGGCTTCCGTGACGATAAATAGTGTGGAGTGCGAGGTTGTCAACTGGTCCGATACCTCAATCACCTGCAAAATCCCCAAGACCACAAGCGGCGATCTTATAGTCACCAACAAGGCCAACAACGTGAAGGGCTACGGCGCAACCGGTGACGGTGCAACCGATGATACCGATGACATACAAGAGGCCGCAGATGACCTCCCCCTGTGAGGAATGATGGAGAAATACAAAGACAGGATAGGAAACATCTACTTCTTCACCCCCACGCCCAAGCATGAGTACAACGTCAAGAAGTTCGGCGCCGAAGGTGACGGGAGGACCGTTGACGTAGTCGCTATCCAAAGGGCTATCAATGCGATAAGGGGAAGCACGCTCTACTTCCCTGAAGGTATTTACATCGTCAAGGCCGGTGCCCCCGAAACCGACGCGATTCTCCACCTCGCCAAAACGGGTTTGAAAATCTGCGGGGACGGTCCCGGTGTCAGCACCATCAAGGTTGCCGATGCTTGCCCGACCTACGCTTGGCTACTTGGCCCCGATACGGCTGGAACCGACCTTTCAGGCCTCGAAATCTGCGACCTTACCTTTGACCATAACATAGCCAATAACCCGATAACCAATGAGGCTGAAATCATAGCGTGGCCGGAATATTCATGTGGCACTTATGAAGGCTCTGGCGTCTCGATACATGACCTCGAGGTGATAAACGCTTCCTCGATGAATAATATCGTGGTTAACGGCACTGGCTCAAACCACCTGTTTCAAAATATCACCTGTTCGGTTATCGGTGACGACCCGAACCACATAGAGCATGACGCGAGTTTCATCTATGTCGATTCTTCCGACTACTCGATAAAGAACTGTGATTTGTCTTGTGCCAGCCCCGGTTTGCTAGGTGAGAGATGTGCGATAGAAACGCACGGCACGGATTATACGGTAGAGAATAATACTACCTTGAACTTCGAGGTAGGCATGAATATAACCGGCGTGTCAGACGTAACCGCCGAGAACGTCTTGGTCAACAATAACGATATATCGGGTTGCTACCTGGGGATTGTCCTGTGGTCTAACCAGTACGGCGGCCATGTCGCGGGATACGGCATAGACGGATGCGCCGTCACTTATAACACGATAGACATAGAGCCTTGCGGCGGTGTAGGTGATACGAAAGTTCGAGGCGGCATAATCATAGATTACAACAGCGACCTCGACCTTAACGACATCACTATAGACCATAACGACATAACGGATACGCTCGAAACCGTGGCGGGCGGCAGCAATGATGTCTCTCTCGGCATCGGCTGGTACTCGACCACGGGCAACAAACTATCCAATTCCCTTATCACAAATAATACCCTGACCAACTTCCCGAATGCCGCCATTCGCCTGTCCAGTTGTGATTTGGATACGGTTGCCATAACGGGTAATACGTTCACGGATTGCGGCTCGACAATGGCGGCAATGGTGGACCCGTATAGGACGCCAATATTTATCGGTGTTGTCAACTCGGATACCCTTACTATATCTAACAACGCTTTCGTGGACGATATCGCGGTAACGAGAATCCCCTATTTCATGTACTTAACGGCGGCGACCACCTCTGATGATTTCGTGATAGACGGTAATACGTTCTCGATTACGGGCGACAAGGTTGTTTTCGTGAGGCACATCGAAGTTGACGGTGCGGTTTCGCGTCCGACAATCACCGGCACGATAGATGATTTCGTGCCTCCATGGGGGAACGTCAAACACCCCGTAACCCTGATACACGACCTCGGAACCGAATGGACGGTGGACGTGGACGAAGTGACCTGGAGCCAGGTATGAGGAGCGTGAGATGAGCGGTTCGTCAGAGGGTTATCCGTTTACCATTGTCGCAGACAGGACGGTTCTCCTGTTCGTCGACAAGGACTTCATGATGTCCGACGGCTCGAGCGGTGAAATCCTACTGGACATCAATGACGGCACCGATTACGCCCTCATGCTGAACAAGTTCACCCCCCGTCCCGCGGACCAGAGACAGTCTACCTCGGACTCCGCGTTCAAGGATGGCACGACCTACAACCCTATCGGGAAGCTGGAGGACGTAATCCTTCCCTTCTCTATCAAGGTCATCGGCGATGAAATCGTAAGCGCGAAGGACAAGCTCGATGTCCTTCTTAATGAATCTCGCAAGGATACGGTCTACGTCGTCTACGCTCCTGATAGTTTCGCGCCTATAACCTTCTATTCGGCGCACCCCGTTGTGAGTTTCGACACGGACTCTTTTTGGTATCGTGAGTTTCAGAACACGAACATGGCGATTGTCAACTTCGAGCTCATAGCAAGTTGCGGCTTCGGGACCGTCGAGGAATTGACGCCACTTGAGAACCTCGCGCCTAACCCATCCTTCGAGAACTGGACAGGCGCGACGATAGACGATTGGACCATCACCGTCGGCGGGGCCTCGGCGATTACCAAAGAAGTCGGGACCGTTTTCGACGGTGCCGCGTCGGTGAAGATGGTCCGCAACGGCGGTGCCTGTTACATCACAACAACGGGTTATATCACGATCGACCCCGACGACCCGTGGTGCTATGACGGTTATGTCTATTCTACCGCCGCGCTTGATTGTTCCTTCCATGTCCGCTGCTATGACTCCGCAAATAATTTCCTGGCTGACGTATCTTTCGGCGCTTATACACGTGGAGCGACGGCATGGACCCGCGAAATTATGTACCGCTACCATGCCGGGGGTATCCCCAATTATTACATAGCCCCTTCAGATTGGCCTGCCGGGACAGCGAAAATAAGACTGATAGTTTACCTCGCGGAGGACGGCACGGTCTACCTCGATAAGGTCATCTTCGCCAACGTCAAGTATATCTCCGATTACGCGATGGACGGCGTTCTTGGCTTGAGAATCTTCCCCGAGGACATCAAGGGCGACCTACCCGCCTTGTGCGATTTCTACATCTCTAACCCGTTTACGTCGCCCGCGTGGAAGGCACAGGATAGCGGGGTTAATGACGACCTCCATGGTGTTGACGCGCTGGACGCTTCTCATGTTTGGGGTGTTGGTGAAATCGGTACTATCGTATTCTGCGATGGCGTAACCTGGGCAGAACAAGTATCAGGAACCACAAATTATCTCTCTGGAATTAGTGCCTTTGACTCCACGCATATTTGGGCCGTCGGACAGGGAAGAATATTATTCAGTGATGATAGTTCTACTTGGGCAGTTCAAGATGCGACAGCTGACCAGATGCATTATGGAGTCCATGCTATCGCCGCAGATAATATACTCGCAGTTGGACACTCGGAACCTTGGGTTTGGCCGAATATTGAATATAGGAAAATATATAAAAGTTCGGATGGAACCACTTGGGTACTTGTTTATACCGGACCCGCCGGAACTCTAAACGCCGTCCACGCCTCCGACGCCACTCATATTATCGCAGTAGGCGATACCGGGACAATCCTCACAAGCACAGACGGCACCACTTGGACACAAAGGCTATGGGGGAATGTGCCGTATATGGTGACTCACGACCTGTTTGGCGTTTATGTCCTTGACGCTACCCATGCTTGGGTCGTTGGCGAGGACGGCGTGATACTGTTCAGCGCAAACGCCGGGGTGACATGGACTCAGCAAACGAGCGGGACTACGAAAACCCTTCGCAGCGTTTATGCCTATGACGAAAACAACGTCTGGGTTTCGGGCGATGATGGGACTCTGCTTTTCTACAACGGCACGGTCTGGACTTTGCAAAATAGCGGGACTAGCAAAGGCCTGAACGGCATATCAGGCTTGGACGATGAGAATGTTTGGGCTGTCGGCGAAGAAGGGATAATCCTCAAGGGTATCTATTCCGCTGGAGCCCTCGCGATAACCGACCTCATCATCGGGCAGAGATGCGGATACCACGAGGACTGTCAACCAGTGGTCGAATGTTCAGAGGGGGACATTCAATACGACCCCTACAGACGTTGGGGAACCTACCGGGAACTCGACGCGACGGAGACTAACGAGTTCCTTTTCAACCTCGCCTCTCATGCTCTTTTGTACCCTGGGAGTTACGCCATTGGCGCCGGGCTTACGTTCTCTGGCGCGACTGCCTTTGACAAGGGGACGATACACAAATTTTTGGAGACTTTGGACGGAACGCCGATAACAAGTCAGTACCAGGAAGACGAGATAGACCTCGGGGATCCGGACGGGAATTGGAAAGAAGTCCTTTTACAGGATGAGATGTGGGATGACACACCAGTCCCGAACTACCTGACCAGTGATGACGCGGTCCTGGGAAACATGAACCAGGTTGTAGAACTTATTGCCCACGCCTCACTCTCCGCGGTGAAACTGTTGTCGGACTATCTGCTCATAATGCCCACTGAATGTTTTGTGAACATCGGCACGATAGAGTCCAACTACCTCATCATCGACAGCACCGTGGGCGCGGTGTTTGATTCTCTTGACGGCAGTCCGTCAACTGCAATGGTCCACTCGCCTACTGAGTGCCCCTATACGCCCCGGTTCACTATGGACCCGCAGGGCACAAATTTTACCTTGGTCGCTATAAACGATGTGTACGATGACCAGAGGGTGGGGATGGTAAACCTAACCATAAGGTATAGGTCTAGATGGAAGTTGTATGCTTCCGAGAAGCCTGAAGATGAAACATGATAACGCATCAACTATGGACCCCCGACGGGGCGGATAAATATCCCTCGATAGAGTCGGAGATTGAAGGACTGCATTTTGGGACCATGGCGGGGATAGGATTCTCCGTGTGCTCATGGAAAGTTAAGCGGTCGCCCAGGTACTACTACCCCGATTTAAGGCCGACGACCTTGGTGAAGATAAAAGAAGGCAGGAAGATCGCGTGGGAGGGCGAGATCATCAACCCGGGTATAGAGATTCAGGATGCCTTTGAGATGCCCGTCGAGTGCGACGGCACGGGATATAGACTTGCTACGCGCTGGAATGAGACCTCTTTAGGACAAGGTGACCGCGGTTCAGACTGGATAATTGCCGAGCTCCTCGCCGATACAGACCTCGACTATATAGAGGGCCGGGTAGACACAGATGATTACGAGTTCCCGACAGGGATAGACTTCACCCCGCGGGTTTACTATTCGGACGCGTTAGACAGGATAAACAAGGCCAACGGGTGGTTCTATGGAGTCTGGGAGGACAGGAAGTTCTACTTCCATCCCTTCGCAAGTCAAGCCGAGTATGAGGTCGAGATAGAGGACGCGAAGTTCTCGCTCAACTTCTCGATAGAAGAGATTGAGAATTACCTCGGCGTCTCCTATACAGAAGACGGGAGCATCTACGCCTACTTCAAATGGCCGGCCACGGGGCCGGACCCTAACTCGAAAGCATTGTACAGAAGAAGGGACGGCGTACTGGCCTTCCCCGGTCCGGTTGCCTTAGCGGAGGCGGAACAGTCGGCGACCGTCGCCTTGGCAGAGAGAAAACGATTGAGGCCGAAGACCTCTTTCAAGGTCACGAAGGTCACCGACATAGCAACCGGATTGGAGGTTCCAAAGGCTCTTGTAAGGGCGGGCCCTATCATCCATATAAAAAACCTCTACCCTGCAAAGATGAGCCGGGCGGACCAACAGATAGTCAACGAACTTTCCACATTTGAATTGATGCAGACGGATTGCGAGCTGGTGGATGCTAAGACGGGCGCAGTGGACCTTACTATAAGCCCGGGGACTATGGGACAGATGTTTGAAACTATGATGGCGAGGATAGAGGCCAGGCAGGTGAGATAATGAAGGCAAGCGACATAACGGAATACGACAAGCCGCTTATGGGTGTCGGTGTAGGTCCGCCCCCAGCGGGTCACCACGTTTCACACGAGAACGGCGGTGCCGACGAAGTCTCAGTTGCCGGGCTCTCGGGCCTCTTGGCCGACGACCAGAACCCGACGGCGCATCATGGCGATCACGAGAATGGCGGCGGGGATGAGATAAGCCTCGTAGGTCTTTCAGGACTTTTAGCCGATGCTCAAACGCCCAAAGCCCACAACCTCATAGACACGACGGGCCACCCCGCAGCAGGTCTGACAGCCGGGCATTTTCTCAAGGCCACGGCAGCCACAACTTATGCGTTCGGCGCACATGGTCTATCGGCTGGAGACGTGGGCGCGGCACCAGCAGCCGAAGGTGTTACCAATGGCAACGCTCACGACCACGTTGGCGGTGACGGGAATCAGATAAACCATACCGGCCTGTCAAACATCGGAACTCTTACTCACGCGCAGATAGACGCGTTGCTACCGGCGACTAAGACACTCTCCATAACCTACATCATCGACGGCGGCGGCAGCGTGATAACCACGGGCGTTAAGGGATTTCTTGAGATACCGTTCGCCTGCACCTTGACGGCCTACACGATTATGGCAGATGTCTCAGGCTCGATAATGATTGATATTTGGCGTGATTCGTACGCGAATTTTCCACCGACTGATGCAGACGCTATGCCCGGCGCAGGTAAGGAACCGACACTAGCAGCGGCACAAGCTTCTCAAGACCTGAATATAGCCGACTGGACAACCGTGGCGGTAAGCGCAGGCGACATCCTCGCGTTCAACGTTGACAGTGTAGCGACCGTGACAAGAGTAACGCTCGCGCTTAGAGCTACAAAGACTTAGGAGGAACTATGGCAGACCTTGCAGACACACCAACTCACGGAATCCCCAAAGCAGTAGATGCTTTTGAACTTGCGGCGGCAAGCGCGGTGGTTTACACGGTGCCGGCGGGTACGGCCACGAAGGTCGAGGTAATTTCACTCACAAATACAGGCGCAACCGCAGTAACCGCCACCATACACTTCTGTCCCAACGGGGCGGGAGAAGGTAACGCAAATATGATAGAGCATGCAATCAACATACCGAGTGATGGCGTAGCGTTGATACGAAAGTACGACCTCACTTTGAACGCTACCGATACTATCGAGGCTTTCGCGAGTGCGGCAAACCAGGTGACTTGCCGCATATCGATTTTGGAGTGGAGTTAAGTGGCGGTAGACCTTCTTCCCAAACGCGATACTCTGGAGATCATCGTCCCACAAAACGCTACAAGCATCGGCCTGACTTACCACACCGTTGCCTGGACCTGGCCTGCGTGGACACAGGTTCATGCCGGTCTGGCCTTCCCGTTTGTCCTTTGTGGTATGTATGTCAACTATATGCAGGCCGCCGCTGCCACAGCATTCCCGATAACTCAGGTTCAAATCGGAACAGGTGCGGCCTTGAGTGAGGTAGCAATAGCGACGTCGGGCTCAAGTTGCTTGTTCGTGAACTCTACCGGGACAACCGTTTATGCAATGTATTCCGAGACGGCGTTCTTCGGGCCGCTACTTATCCCGGCTTCTACTAGGATAGCGGCAAGGCAAACCGGAAGTGTCGCCAATGTCCCACGGTGTAGATTGTACCTGTTCGGCTATGACGCTCGATACTGGCCGCCGGTCCTCGAACACCAGACCCCCGAACGATACATGAGGGGTTTGTCTATCAAAACATCTGAGTGTTACCCCTCGGGAAACGTGACCTCGATAACAGCCGGGAACCCTGCCTGGACGTTCGGCGCATGGACGGAGTTTATCGCCGCCGCCACTAATCCGACGCTCATAACCGGGATAGCGATGGTCGCGGCTAATATCGTAAGCAACAACCCCTGCCAGATGCAAATCGGCCTTGGCGCAAATCCCAATGAAGTGGCACACTCACAGGTCGGGTTCCCGAGCGAGGCCACTGTCATTACCACGGCTACGGCTGGTGGAATTTCGTATCTTCCCCGGCCTCTGTATGTCAAAGCGGGCGAGAGGGTATGTGTGAGAGCGGAGTCAAGTGTGCTAAGCAAGGTCTATGAGATATTTTTGCTAGGGCATGAGCTGAAATGACAGGACTGAAGATTGCCTATTTACCAAAGATAGAACTGGTAGTGGTACAGGATACCAGCAAAGCAGTGACGATCGAGACGTTGCCGCAGTTCAAACTTGTGGTGATAGTGCCGGACGTGACGGCGGCTACAAGGACGTTTGGATTCGTTTTCGGATAGGAGACAAAGATGAGCGAACTCGCAAAAATGATAACCGATACATCCATAGGAGCGGTCGCGGTCGCAGCTCTTATAATCATACTCTTTTACCTGTTGCGAGACGCCCGCGCTGTCCGCAAGGATAACAAAGAGATGTTCGGCAAATTGGTAGAGCTATCCGATAAGTTCACGGGCGCGGTCGATAATCACATGGATACGAATACTCGCGCTACGGAATTAAACACTGAGACGCTACATAAACTGGCAGATGTCATAGCGCGATTATGTCGAATGTGGGATAACGGGAAGAAGTAATGCCCCTTCGGGGGCTTTTTTAGTGGAGAAATTATGACCGCAGCTCAAGACGTATTGAATGTAGCCCGGAACCTCATCGGGATACACGAAACACCGGACGGTTCAAACATCGCCCACCCGATAACAGATTGGGCGGCACAGTACGGATATTCCTCAGGTGATGCTTGGTGTTCATGGACAGTTTCCTATGAGTTCTATCATGCCGAAGGTGGTCCAGCACTTATTTATAATCACCCGTCAGGATATAGCGGTGACTTCAGGACGATGGGAAAACAGCACGGCCTGATGGTTTCCGGCCCCGTGCCGGGTGCTATCGACGTGATGGACTTCGACGGGAAACCCGATTTTACCGACCATGTTGGCATCGTCGAATCCGTGAACGCTGACGGCAGTTGGGTAAACATCGAGGGGAATCACAATAATCAGGTGATGCGCGTCATCCGAAGACCAGGTGGCGGTTCACACTGGTTTATCCTGCCGAAGTATGCAGAAGTATCGGAACACAAACCTAACCCAAGGGAGGAAACAATGCTGTACTCAGGAGCGGATTATCAGGTGGATAGCAAGTCGTTCATTTACCCGGACTGCTGGCGCGGTGTTTGCGACTACTACATCATCACTGATGCGAGCGCGGGGAAGGCGCTCAACGTATGCTTCAGACTTATCGGGCATGACGGCGGGGATGAAACAACTGAGCCGCAGAATGTACCAGGACCAGACGGCAAGGTGATTAAGTCTCACAACCTTCAGGACATTCTCAAGCAGGAGCGCATGAAGAAGGTCAAGGGGAGTATCAAGTTGATTGCAACGGCTGAGTCACCCTGTAAGTTTGCACTCAGAGAGGATCGCAGGTGAGGTGGAAAGCTGGATGCTGGACCGGATGATTAGAGACGATATGAAGAGGATATCTGATATCTTCAACCACGACTTGCGCGCAGTTGAGATGTATGACTTCCATCACACTCGTATTGCCCGTTGGTGTTTCAGGAAGGCCCAGTGGTTTATAGAAAAAGGGCAAAGACGACTTGAGAGAGGTTAATAAGCAACCAAGCCGCCGCTTCGGCGGGGCTTTTTTATTGGACTCAAGAGAATCGAAAGGTGGTGAGATCATGAGCAACGTACAAGCAGCGGCCTTGATAGTAGGCATACTAATGCCTTTAGTGGTGACATTCCTGAAACAGGACGGTCTGTCGAAGACATGGAACACCGTCATCACGGTATTAGCCTGTGGCGCGGCGGGCGCGATCACGGTATGGGCGACTGGCGGGTTTGACCACCTCAAACTGGCAAACCTGATAGGTGTCATAGCAGTCGTCTATGTCGCAAGCCAGGCGGCCTATCAGGCTTATTGGAAGGGTACTGGCACCGAGGCACTGATTAACATTAAGTCGAGCATCATCAAGACCTCGAACCCGGAGACATTGGTATGATCTGTAAGAATCCGGACTGCCTCAAGGAATTTCAGCCAAGCGGAAACAAGACGCACTGTACCCCTAAATGTGCTCGAATTCATTACAATGCCCGCCGCCGGAAGCCGCAGATAACAAAGACTTGTCGGCATTGCGGTTCCGAGTTCCAGACGTCTAACAAGGTGCAGGTCTATTGTTCCGGGTATTGCAAGGCCGATCACGACGCAGAGGCTATCAAGCTCAACGTGAAGAAA